ACACACACATCTGGTATAAAATTTCCATAAAAGTGGTTACCTTCTTCGGTGCCAGATAAAACGATGCCTGCTGGTATATGTTTCTTATAGTACATGATGTCTTTGACGAGCGTGGATTTACCTGTGTTACGCTTTCCAATGAAGACGCATATTCGGTCATCTTCCATTTTTAATGGATTGAATTTTCGCAACTGAATGTTCATTCTAAATTAGCGTATCGTTTTATTTCGCAAAATTTTACTCACAAATAGTAGGAATGTCGGGTCGTCTGTTACTCGCAGCCACTGGAATCCAGGGCAAGTGGATCACCGAAGAACCACAGTATTCACACTTTCTTTCCAGGTTTAGAAGACACACAAAGTTTGCTTTCGAACAAGTTGAAATCCCAATCGAACGCTTCGAGGAGTACGGTAATGAAATCTCCGCCCGTGTACCAAACACATCGGGTGATTTGATTCGAGACCTGACACTAAACATCGATTTACCGCCACCTACACCCACACTCGGACAAGGTCACTCATACGTTATCGCGACTGGAAGTACAAACGCGACCTTATATGTCGACGCCGTGGAGGCGAGTGAACTCTCTGTGTACCAAGGGGTCGAATACGTGTTTAACAGCACAGAAGAGTTCAATATCACTGGGGTAAGTGTGAATGATTACACGAAAGAGAACTTGGGGGGTGGAAATTATAGAATTACTTTGAATATAGAGATCAATATCATAGGTACCTACGACAATGTTAGAATAACATCCGCGAGCGATGCATCAAAGTATATAACCCTAAAAGTAAAACAGATTCGTTGGAATACGTCTACACCTACAAAGATGATTAAATACGCAGACCTACTCATCGGTGGACAAACGATTCAGCGTATCACTGGCGAATACATATACATGTACAATCAACTGTACTATACACAAAATGACGCGGACTTTACTCTTGTCGCCACCACCTTACATAATAGTTACCCTATCATTAACGATGCCACGTACCCACAGTACACAGATTTTCAAAAATATAAGGTACAGTTGCCGTTTTATTTCAATAAACATCCAAGTTTAGCTATACCGACGTGTGGTCTTTCAGTACAGGAAGTCGAAATAAAACTAAAGTTTAGACCTGTCGATGAGCTCACAGTGGAATACGATCTCAGTACATCGACATACAGCACTACACCGATTACGTCTGGTGTCAAACTTCGAAATGCGAGTTTATTCGTAGATTACGTGTATCTGACGGATGTGGAACGGGCTTTCATAATGACTCGACCTATCGAATACGTAATAACACAAACACAAGTGGCTGAAATACGCATGGATTCCGGTGTTTCCAAACGTGCTGTGATGATAAATTTTAAACATCCAGTGAAAGAACTTTTTTTCATCGCGACGAATGATGATACACAAGCACACGTACCTATCAAACACGTGAATTTGAAATTCAATAATAACACGGTGATAGATGCAGACAATCTCGAATTATCCGCGGAACAACCTCTACGACATCACACGAACTCTGTCGACGAAAACTATGAGTTTGGTATATATAGCTTTGCACTCAAGCCAGAAGTGTATTATCCCACGGGTCAAGTAAACATGAGTCGCGTGATACACAAACTTCTCGAAGTTGAACTCGACGACCCGAGTATATCAAGTGCACATACACTTCGCGTGTACGCATCAAACTATAATGTTTTGCGCGTGAATGGAGGTATTGCTGGGTTAAAATTTTAGGCACTAATAATAGTAATGGCTGGTAGAGTCCAATTAGGTGCGACCGGTCCACAGGACAATCTGTTCACAGATGACCCGGAATACACGTATTTTATAAAAAATTTCAAGAAGCATTCAAATTTTTCAAAGTTTTATACCGATTTAGATTTTGCGGGTCATATTGAATTCGGTGAGGAACTAAGATGTACTATACCACAAAATCAAGGTGATCTCATCAAAGGTGTACGCTTAAAACTCACACTCGGTGGAATAGATCAGAATCTAGTGAGTGGGTATGACCATATTACGTATTGTGAATCAATCGCACATTCCATGATAGAATATGCAGATTTATACATTGGAGGTACTCTCATACAACGGCTTACCACTGACATGTTAGCTATACACTCCGAACTTTTTGTCACCCAGTCTAAACAGACATGTCTTACTAAATTATTAGGAAAACCATATCAGATTTTCTCTGTCGCTGACGATAGATACAGTGTATTACGAGAAGAGCTCGTTACTAAGTCAAAGTCTGATGCGTCGTATCTTGTAGATATTCCATTCTACTTCCATGAGTATCCAGAGCTCGCTGTACCTTTGTATGCTATCACCAAACAAGAGATAGAAATTGTGATAAAATTCAGAAAGGCAGAAGAATGTATATTTGCGGTGAATGAGACGTCTGACCTCATAAGTGAGTCGTATTACATAGGCAAAAATCCAACTGGACTTATAAAAAGTGCGAATCTCGGTTTAGAAATGGTATCACTTGAAAATAAACCAAAATTAGGACGCACGGATTATATCATCACACAGACACAACTGAATACATTTACACTCAAGAATACTGATGCTAAATACAACGATTTACTAAAAGCAAATGAGCATGAAGTGCGTACGAATTTCAGAAATTCCGTCAAAGAGCTATTTTTTGTCGTGAAAGACAAGTACGAAAATCGCACGAATGTTATAAACGATTTCGCGACACCACTTGATTATTCATCAAATACAAACATAACGAGTGACGCGTCTACATTCACAAACTCCGAGCAACTTAAGTACCTCGAAATGACCCTTGATGGCAGTGAGATACTCGACCACACGACTGGTGATATGATACACCTTCGGTCGATACAACCTGGTAAACACCATTCAAGAACACCTGTGTATAGGCGCTTTTACCTGTATAGTTTTGCGCTCGAACCAGAACGCTGGTATCCCACAGGGCAACTCAATTTTTCGCCCATAAAGAACCAAACTATAAAAGTTGGCTTGTTTAATTATACAACAAATTTCGACAAAGAACTTAGAGTTTATGCACAAAGTTATAACATACTCCGTTTGGAGAACGGAACCGTAAAGTTATTATTTGATACATAATGAAAACAGGTTTCGATCTCGCGGGTGATACGAGCGAACAAATTAACCAGTACACACAGGCGATGATAAACATCGTCACACCTGTACTCGAAAAAGGTATGATTCTTGCATGCGAATATTCAAAAGCATGTGGGAGAACTGCAGTTCTCGTGAAAGATTTGGAATATTCGATGAAATACTGCGCGAGATATGAAGTCGGGCAGCGAGTGGGTTCATACTTCCCAGACTTGGACGATGACGACGATGATGCGAATGACATTGACGTCATAGACGAGTCGGGCATAGAGTTTACTAGATATACAGGTGATGACCCGGGTATGAATAAAATAAACGAAGCTTATGATACTTGGGATTCGTGGGTACCGACGAATCCGACAGAAGAACTTTTAAAAAATGCTATTGATAGTAATGGACGATGATGATACTCCAGAAGGGTGGACGGACACTGAGTATAAGGAGTTCAAAGTAGATGATGGTTCAGATTCAGATTCAGATTCAGAATCTGAATCTGAAAAGGAAGACATGAAAGGATACCAGAAGAAAGAATACAAGAAAATCCTTGTCGTAGAAGAATTACTTCCGGAATAATTTTTTCTAGGAGTATTATATAAAATGTCTACCGCCGCTGAAACCGTTACGCTCATCAGCCAAGAACTCGAATCGCAATCCTTGAACGCCGTCGTCGCGGGTTTCTCCTTCGCCGCGGCCTTGTCGTGGATGGACCTCGTGCGATGGTTGGTTAACCAAGTCGTCAAGGTCAGCAAGAACGGTGGCATGAACTACACGCTCACCGCCTTGTTCACCACTTTGTTGTCGATCGTCGTCTACCTCGCGGTCTCTCGTTTGTCTACTCGTGTCCAAAAGCCATCGCAACCACTCTACGCGGTTACCCGCTAAGATTGTTTCTTGGTCATCATGAGCATCACGACACCCGCCAATACTATCAGAAATATGGATACAAATGCATCCCATCTCTGTACATCCTCAAATTCGGGGATGTCCACAGGTGGCGGGAGAGACACATCTCTCTCAACTTTAGGTACATTTTCGAGTTTATCCGTTGAACACGCAATGGCCAGTTTAAGCACGTGATTTGCATTTCTAAAATCATACGGTATGAGTCGCCCGTTGCTACTGTAGTAAAATTGCACGCGTATGCTTGATATGGTTTTTTGTGTTCCAGAAACAAAATTGTGCTCGACCACGTCGTCTGCACCCGAATGATTTATTACATCGCCACATGCGAGTATTCTTCCTGTATAAAAGGGCGTATCAGAATAGACCGTTTGATTAAACTCGTCCGAACCACTACTTAATTTAAGTATGAATGAGTCGACACCTTGAACATTTATGCTCCCAGTCTTGAGTGTGTTATTCACAGAGTGTGCATTATTTGACGAAAACCCGAGAACGTCGTGTGGTGTCGTGTATGTATTTGACGACGCGTATCCATGTATACCACCATAAAAGGCGAATGTAAAATCGTTTGTTAGGTTTGAAAACACTATATCATTGGTATATGTATTATATGACGCGGCATCGACTATATCTGATACTTGTACGACATTACTCGCGAGTTCATCACCGTCATAGTTTCCATTTGGTATACTTATAGTTTCAACATAAGACGCCGTGTTAATCGTAAATGTATTATTTCGTTCGTGTATGAGAAACTGACTGTTGTGAATTCGAGCTGATGTGAGTGTTATCTTAGACACGTCATAAATAGGGTTCTTAAGGTGTACCACGTAATCACCTGGATCTGGGTACAATATAGGGTCTCTATCACCACTATCTATATCTAAGGTATGGACCTTCATTAAAATACATGGACAATATTTTAATGAGTGTTTTAATCTATAATTTGATGTTTTTAGCACAAATGGTGTGAGTATGGGTTATTCAATAGTTGACGTTTTGCGACACTGAGACTCGCCTGAGAAGCTTGTGGGTTTTGGTTACCCTTGTATGTATTGAGGTCGTGATACGACGTGTTCGTGTATTGTTGCGTCCATCCGGCACCCATTGGGTTCACACGACCATCAACGCGAGTTGTGTCCGACCGCGCAGACGTAAGCATACCACCTTGGTTGAGTGCATTCGCTCGAACATTCATACGACCTGGGTTCGAAGCGCGGTTAGCTTTACCACGACGTTCATCTGGCCTGAAACCATATTTCTGGAGTTCTTCCGTGGTGTACGCCCCACGTTGTCCGATAGAAACCTCTGGCGATTCGAGATATCCGTGTGCATAACTGTGAATACCGGGCTGTGGTTGGTTTCTGTATTGATATTGTTCAATATTCCCATCCTTCTTATTTCTAGTTGGGTCTTGAGACACCGTATTCGCGGAAATGAATCTCTTCGCGGGCGCCACACCCAGTGTGTCAGTTCTGAGACCAGTTTCGGCACGGTTGGTCGTGCGCTTTGTTCGTTCGTGTTCACCACGCGGAGTTCTACCAGAAAATCCTTGCGAACGCCCGAGCGTCATTGGAAGCCGCTCTGGGAGATACGCTGTTTTCTCTGGGCGGTTGTGTGCGACCTTACCCACTATACCACGACGACCACCTTTCGTGTCCTGCGCTGGACCCGATCTACCTGGGAGTGTCGTGAGCTTGTAGGCACCGACATTCTCTGGGTTCACACGCAACAACTGTTGGAAACCACCATACGATGAAACGGATGGGTCCACACCCAAACCTGGACCAACGAGGCGCTTCTCGACGGGAGATACGTTATTCATTCGGTTATAGTCATTCATTCGGTTTCGCATCTCAAGAACTTCTGCGCCACTCGTTCGCATTTGAGGTGCGATATCACCGAAATTGGATGCAACCGCCTTATCGATTTGTAAATTTTCAATAGGTCGTTCCTTCACAAGCTCGACTTTTGGTGACACAGGTAATTCCATGGCTTGGCGGTCTGGGGAGTACATCTCTGTCTGTGGCTGACTCAATTTTCGCCCGGCGTATACAAGACCTGCTATAGCTGCGACAGATATGGGATCGGCCATTCTTATTTCTTATTGATATTTTTATTTAAGTATCTTTGGTTAAACATTCCATTTTGTACTTCGGAACGCGTACTCAATGGTTCATATGAAATGGTTCTAAGAGGCAATTTACACTCCATGTTTTGAAGGGGGAACAAGTTTTGTTCGTACGTTTTCGCGAGAACTTTGTTGAACCGAGAGGTTGATTGCGGTCGGAGTTGATCGCTCGTTTCGATGTATTCTGATGGAGCACCCTTACCCGCCATGAATGGCGCCGTACCATACAACATAGTGTTTGGTCTTTGCGAACCATAGTTGAGAGTACTGGGCTGGGGATACACGAATACTTCTTCTGTCGCACAGTTCACTGGAACGGCTGGGTTCTGGACTAACTTAAGACCTGGCTGCAATTGGTAAGCCATTTTACTATTACAAAAGATTTATTTACCGCCTATCACCATTTGGTTGAAGACCCGCGAAAGCTTCGAGTTGGGTGCCACGTGCATTTGGGTTACATACACTACCATCGGATTTACACATGGGGGCACCCTTCTTTCCATAAAGCCACTCCGCGAATCCAGTTTGGTCTCCCCCGACCGTAGATACGGGAGCGGTCACGAACTGTCTCGATAACGCGTTTTGTTGGTATTTAGGAAGTGCGGAACGGGATCTCGCTGGTCCAAATGGTGTTTCTCCGACGACGAACGCATCAGCATCGGCGCGAACACTCGGATAAGAACACGCTTGATTGCGATTTGGGTCGTCTCCTATCAATACATTCGCCATTGGGTTGTCACGGGATGGGCGCTGACACGCATCCCCGATATTCTCATAATATTCAACGCCTCTTGGTACACCTTCCTTAACCATACCAGATCTTTCCATTACATAAAGAACACCTAATGCAGTCGCGGCAAGAACGAATATGCGGACGTCGCGCTTAATGAGATAGTGCACGGACGCCGCATATATTATGAATCTCGAACCAGCGTTCACGCGGTCTGCTGAGGATTGAACATTTGTGGGCCAAAATTCGAGAACCTTCTTATCATCAACGAGTTGTTTTGGGTCTTGAAACCAAGAGCTCATTTAATATATATTAGTTTTATTTTTTCAACATACCACCTAGCATACCCTGCATAGTTTCCATGAGAGCGGCTTCATCGATTCCGCCACCATCACCCTCCAGCTTATCGGCACATTCCTTGGCGACCTTTTCAATCATAGAAAGTGTGTCTGCTGGGATAGAACTTATGGTAGTTCCGAGCATGTATAGCGTTTGCACGTATTGCCAAATGGCGTCCTTAGTTTTGGTGGAGACCGAGGCCCACTTTTCTTCGAGTTTCACATCCTTCAAAAACTCGAGGTTCTTCGCTTCAGTGAGGAAAAACGTATCATCCTTGGCCGAAATCTTGTCCGCAAACGGCGTAACACTGGTCATGAATCCATCGATGACGAGACGTGGATTAGACGTTCGCATGATTTCAAAGCCGGACATACACTTCTTGATACCCTTTTCTTCTGGAAACGTCTTGTGAAGTTCCGCAAGAAATTGGCCCATCATATCATTGAAAGCA